GATGAGCCGTCTGACCCGATGTTCACAAGGTTTGGTTCAATGGAGTTTACAGGATGATTTATAGATGAGGCGAATGAGTGTCCTGCGAAAGGATACGAGATTTTGCAAACTAGAATAAGGTATAAGCTTGAGAATTTTTGTCCGCATTGTGCTGGTGAAGTTAATTTGGAGGATAAGATTTGAGAAGATAGAGTTAAAAATCCAGACCCGACTGGTTCAGATGATGAGTGGTTGGAACATAACGTATATATGTGTCCAAGTTGCTGAATGAAGGGTAGTGGTTTATCTCCTAAAATATTATCAACCTTTAATCCTGATAAGGGATGGGTGTTTATTAAGTTTTACAGACCGTTTTCTGAGGGGAAACAGTTGGGTAATGTGAAATTTATACCTGCGTTGGTTACAGATAACGAATTTATACCGAAAGCGTATATCGCGAATTTGAGGAGGATGAAAGATAAGGTTTCGAAGGAGAGGCTTTTGTATGGAAATTTTGATTACGATAATAGTCCATGAAGGTTATTTGAGTATGAGGAGGTTATAGAAATATTTGAGAGGCAACTTAAAAGTGTTGAGCTGAAAAATAAATATAAAACTGACCCTGATTATAAGGTAGAGGTAGATAATTTGGGGAAATGTTATCAGACTTGATACGAGTATAGGATAGTGTGTGACCCTGCGAGACATGGTAGGGACTTAGCTGTAATAACAGTCTGGAACTGACTCAGTGTAGAGGAGATATACGTTTATCATTATAGTGACACTACTGAGCTGGAGGAGAGGATTACTGTTCTGTGGGATAAATATAATATATGACCACTAGAGACAATGGTGGATGATGATGGTTTGGGGGGTTGAATTGTTGACCACTTAAAGTGTAGATGATTTATCAATAGGTCAGCACCGATACAGCCGAAGAAAGCTAAGAAAAGTCCATTGGATAGATTAAATTACCAGACGATTAAAGACCAATGCTATTTTGAGTTAGCTAATAAAATAAACGAAATATCTGTGACCACAGATAAGATATATGTATTTGGTCAGACCATGAATGCCGAGTCTTTGGCTAAGGGTAAAAGACCTGAACAATTAACAGCAGAGGACGTAAAGAAGAGGATAATAGAGGAGATAGACGCTGTTGTCGAGATAGATATAGATGTCGATTGACCCAAAAAGGTTATCAAGAAAAAAGATATGAAAGCAAAAATAGGTCGTAGTCCAGATTTCTGAGACGTTTTTATGATGAGGATGTTTTGGGAGGTCAAAAGACCTAAGAAAGTCTTTGTGTATAATTCGTGATGATAAAAAAATTCACCAGTCAGGATTGCTCCTCGGTGAATATTGTTATATGTAGTATAGCTATATTTATTGATATTGCAAACTCTTCACAAATATTATGACAATAGTTTGCATTTATGGGGGTATACAATTATACTAGGATTTAGTTATACTAAAATCATATGAAAAGTGTTTACTTTTTTTAAGGAGACTATATGTTTGAAACATTAAAAAAAACCGTTAATAAGGTTGTGTCAAATACATTCAACACAAAACTAAAGAAGAACGATATAATGGCAAAGGCATTTAAGTCTTGATATACTTACGCTTGAAACAAATTTTCTGATTGTTGAGATGTTAGGTTTGACTATTCTTTAATGTATGAAATTCAAAGATTAAATACTGAGGCGCAGCAAAGTAAAAACCTAATAGCTAAAATGGTATGAAAATTAGGTATGCACTTCAAGATGGGTAAAGAGTATATAGAAGACGCGTCATGGGTTAATAGTTTGACAACGTTGTTCTCTGACCCCCACACAGGTTCGTTCCGTAGCTTCAAAGATAAATACTATACAAATCATTTCGGTTCAGGAATGATTATTTGATACTTAGCGAATAATTGATTATGAGAGCCAATACTGCAAATTCTTGATTCGAGAGGGATAAGGCAGTCTTTTGATAAAATGTGAAATGTGAAACAGATGCGATATAATTCTACTGAATTAGATTTGAGTAGGGTTGTAAAACAAATAACTCAGTATGACCCAGACTCTCCATGAATAGGTATGTCATCGTATGAGAGTATTGTTTATGACGCAATGTCTGATAGGGAGGCTAGTAAAAGGAATTTCTACTTCTTCAAAAATAATGCAATGCCATCGGTTATTCTTACTTTGGATGACGAGATAGAGAATGCTGAGGAAATGGAGAACGCCATAAAACAATTCGAGGAGAAGTTCAAAGGTTCAGAGAAATCTAACTGAGTATTGGCAACCTGAGGAATTAAAGAAGTAAGAACAATAGATATAAGTAATAAGGATATTGAATTATTAGAATTAAAGAAATTCGCAGTAAAGAAAATGTGAGTTATTTTTTGATTTGACCCAAGATTTTTAGGATACAAGGATGATGCAAATGGGTCTCATGCTGAATATAAATTAATGGCAAGTCAAAGTGATAAGTCTATGACAGATTTTGCTGATATATTGGAGGAGTTTATGATGAAAGCTACATTGATGGCATTCAAAGCGTTTCCATATTCTAAGATAGAGCTAATCAATGACCAATTTGTGGATATCGAAACAAAACAAGAATTAATTTTGAAAAAAGTAGAAAAGGGGTTATGTACTTTAAAACAAGGTATATTTGAGCTTTGATATACGACTAAGGGGTTGCCTGAGTATATGGATACCTATGTTATCAACACACAGTGGAATTCTATAGACAATATATTCAAAAAGGCAGATTTAGACCAAAAGAAGACCAAAAAAGAGACAAAAGAGGTTGGGAAAGAGGTAAAAACTACCGAAAAAGAGGATAAGGATGAAGGTAAAACCAAGGATAAAAACGAAAAATAGTTTGCAAAAAGCACATAATGTAGTTATTATACATATAATATAGTGATTAATATTTTTACACATTTATTACAAATTATGGATTTTACGTCTATGTCTAAGAAGGAATTCAAGGAGTATATTAATGCTAATTGATTTTTTGTTAATTTTAACGCAACACAACTCAATAAAGATGAAATAGACACATCTGAGAACTGATGAAAGCTAATGAAAAAGTTGCCAAAAGGCGATAATATATTGGTTTTCGAAGGGATAGCTTCACAAAACTATGGGTTATGAGAGAAAAACAGGAACTGATATAAAATTGACCAAAAGGGTTGGGATTTCAAAAATTACAAAAATAATCCATTAATGTTACTACAGCATAACCATGGTTATGGAGGTATTGGACATTCTGTTAGATTGTCTCTTGATAAAGACGGGAATCTTGTAAATATGTTTTATGTTGATTTGAATACGTTGGATGAAAAAACAAGATACCAAGTGGAAAATTGATATATCACAGCTGTTAGCACATCACACATATCTAAAGAGGATATGATTGAAGACAATAAAACAGGAAAAAGATATACAATCGAAGAAGCTCACGAAGCAGGGATAAGTGTATGGAAAGTTGCATGGGGAATGAGTGATGATTATACAATGGTTGTTACGAAGGCTGAAATGATAGAAAATAGCCTTGTTACTATAGGTAGTAACGCTGATGCAATTGTTTCACATAATAGTGTATGAAGTTATTTTACTAATAAATATATGGAAGATATGAAAATCACACAAACACAAAAAGATGAGCTATTGGCTCAAGGGCTTACGCCTGATTTGAAAGCAAAGATAAATGAGATGGAAGTTGTAGAAGAGGAAACTAAAGAGGAGGAGAAAGAAGAAACTAAGGAAGAGACTAAGGAAGAAACTAAGGAAGAAGCTAAGGAGGAAGAGGAAACTAAAGAGGAAACTAAGGAAGAAGAAAAAGAAAAAGAAGAAGAAGTTGAAGAGGAAGAAAAAAGGGAAGAAACTAAGGATGAAGAAGAAGAAGATGGGGAGGGGGAAGAAAAAGAAAAAGAAGAAGATGAAAAAGAGGAAGTTGATAACACATCTGAAAATGATGAATCAAATACTGATGCTGATGAAAATTCAGAGGAAGAAAAAGAGGAAACATCTGAAAATGATGAGACTGTTGTATCTGAAAATGATATGAAAGAATTGAGTGAAAATTTTGCTAAAAGCAAAGTTGACTTTAATGAAGCGTTGTCACTACGTGATGACAAAATTAAAGTATTAGAAGACAAGTTGATTGCAGCTGAAAATGGTGCAGTTGAATTGAAGGAGGGGTTACAACTAGCCCTAGAAAATCTTATAGAAGTTAAAGGTTCTCTTAAAAAGATTGTAACTAATGGTGTTTCTGCTTATACTGAGAAGAGCACTACAGAGTCTGATAATAGATTAACTAATTTATTAACAGGTCTTAAAAGATAAGCATTTTATTTAAATTATTTTATAGACAAATGGATTCTATTTTAAAACAAATGAAAGAGTTAAAAGAAGTGGGTGGATTGGAAAACGCGCTTATTGAAGCTCAAGTAAACGACTATGAAGAACTACAAAAAACTAAAGACAATGCCAACGAAGTTGAGCATACTGGTAATGTTGGGTTTGGTAAAGAATTAATCCCAGATGATATTCTTACTAACCAAGTGATTAGTATTATACCTACTTACGGAACATTTATTAACGCTTTGCCGGGTTTTCACGGTAATAGTATGGGTAAATCTGTTAGTGTACCTATTATAGGTGAGGTTGGTTTTGCTGTTATGGGTTCAGAAAGAACATCTGCTGCATTAGCACATCAACAAGCTAATAGAAAACTTCCTACTGCTAAAGTTACAATAACACAAGAATCTATAATTGCACAAGTTGATATATCAGCTGAAGAATTAAGATACTCTGTTGTAAAATTAGAAGAGGTTGTTAAAAAAGGTTTGGCTGCATCTTTCGCTAAAACTATGGAGTCTGCAATGTTAAATGCTGATTCTACTGACACAGCTACTGGAAATATTAACTGTGACGATGCACAACCATCTGTGACTTTCCCTGACGGAATAAAAGACCACAGATTGGGATACGACAATGGTCTTAGAAAAACTGTTCTAGGATGAGCCGTTGATGTTGACTACAAATCTATCGGAGCGATGACTTGGGCAAACATAATGGATACTAGAGCTCTTTTGGGAGATTGGTCTTTCGATTTGCAAGACTTATTACTTTTGATGAATGGTGCTACTTATAATAAAGCTATCACTATTACAGAATTTGCAGATGCTTCTAAAAACGGAGAAAAATCTACTATTGCTACTGGAGCGATAACTAGAATATCTGGAAATGATGTATACGTACCAAGAGCTTTCCCTAAAACAGAAGCTGATGGTAAAATGTCTGCTACAGGGGCAAATAATGACAAAGGTGGATTCATGTATATGAAAAAACAAGCGTTACAATTTGGATTTGGAGCACCATTAGATATGGAAACATACAAAATTTTGGGACAAGGTATCTCAATTGTTGCTGCTATGGATTTTTGATTTGCTGTTGTAAACAAAGAAGCTGGAACTATAGACCCACGAATTGTTATGGGAATAAATGTAACATTGTAATAACATTATAATATAACACATAGGGGGTGGATAGCTCCATCCCTTTATTTTATTTAAATTATGTTGAGGTATGAAAAAATATAGATATATAGGTAGAGAATACACAAACGTATCTAAAGTAGAAGGGTGACCGTCTCATAAAGTAAACTCTGGAGAAACAATAAAATCTGAACTAAGCATGAAGTTCATGTTAAGTAATCAGTTTGTGTTGGTTTGAGAAGAGGTAGAGGTTATGATGACAAACTACAACACTCTTTTAGAAAGAGATATAGAAAAAGTTTCTCAAACAAAAGAGGTTTTGAAAACAACTGTTGCAAACCTTAAAGAAAGTATTCTTGAGGTTAAAGAAAACAGTGCTGACGAAATAGCTTCATTGGAATCTGGGATGTTGACTAGAAGAGAAGAAGTATTCTTGAAATTAACAGAACTTGCTAAAGACGATGATAAAGACGTTGTTTCTGCTGCTAAAGCTGCTTTAAAAGACCTCGGAGAAGTCGAAGTATCTTCTGGTGAAGAAGAGGACGAAGAAGAAGACGAGGACGAAGAGGACGAAGAAGAAGACGAGGACGAAGAGGACGAAGAAGAAGACGAGGACGAAGAGGACGAAGAAGAAGAAGATGCGGACGATATTGATGCGTTAATAGCTGAAGCTAAAGAGTTTGGGATAAACGCTATGTCAAACTGGAAAGTAGAGACTATCAAAGCAAAAATAGCAGAAGCTAAAAATAAATAATATTTTACTTTACAGAAAATGATATGTATGCAACCATAGATGATGTTAGAAATTTTGTATGAACAGAATACTCTGACTCGAAAATAGAAAGTATGTTGTCTTATCTTGAGAATGACATAACTGATGTGGTAGGGGACATATCTTACTCTGTGAAATATGAAGATATTAGTTTGTGCAAAATATATGATAATAGTGTTCTTTTTAATAATATAGAGATAAAAGAAATTCTTGAAGTTGATGAAAAGCAATATACGTTATGATATGAGATACTGTCTCCACAAAACAGAAAAGTTGTATTTGAAGATTTGTCGAAAAATGTTGATATGTCTTTAGATAGAAGCACTTTCAGGATAAAATACTTATCTTGATTTGTGTCTGTGCCAGAAGACTTAATACTTGCACACGCTTTGTTAGTTAGTGCCATGCTCGAAGGGGGATGAAAGCAAATAGCTAAATATAAAATGTGACCAAGGAGTGTTGAGTACGCTGCTTGAGCATCGGAGACGTACAAAAATAAGGCTGAGAAGATATTAAATAGGTATAGGCTTTTAAGAATATAAAACAAACTAATGGAGATATTTTATGACAAGATAGCTAGTATATATAAGTCGGAGGTCATTAGAAAAAAATGAACTGACGTTAAAGTAAAAACATTGTTATATGAAAATGTAAAATGTGATTACTATATAGCAACTAGGGGTCATGTTGTGAATTATCAACCTGATTTGGGTAATAGGCAACAAGACCTAGACAGAATGGATTTAGTAATTCCACCATCTCAATACAATGAATCTAAACCAATTTTACAAGGATATTATGTGAAAATTTGAATTGATTTATATATTATAGATAGTTTGGATTATTATAAGATGCCAGATTGAACATTAGAATGTATTTATATAAGACTTAACCAAAAATGAGTTTAAATGTTAATAGCATGATGAACAAGTTACAGGGGATGTATTTAAGGAGGTTAAACTTATGATTATACGAGGTTAAGAAGAAAATAGACGAACTTACTCCTGAGCTTACCATGGATTTAATAGAACACAATAAGATAGAAGAGGCTAATCTTATTTCCTGAAATGTGGTTTGAGGTGTATATAATGATTTGTGAAGCTATGAGCATAAGGTCGAAGATTGAATGTGAGTAGACATGACATATCACAAATACACTAGCGCGTGAAAGAGGGTATCTATATTCGGATGAAAACAAGAGGGAGCACATATGTTTGAGGATTGATTTAAGGAAGCAAAAGATGATTTATTTAAAAAACTTAGGGGATGATAACGAACTTAAAGATATATGATGTAAGTGAGGCATTATCAAATATACCAGCAATAGCTGATATGTTCCCATGAGGTATTACGAATGAAAAACCTTTAAAGCGCTTAAATCAAGTGGCTGTAAAGCCGTGGATGTATGTGACTAAATTTGAGTTCTGATGAGACAATAACTTTACTAAGCGTGCCCATATAGAAGTGAGTATACTCTGATGACCAGACATGGTGGCAGACGAGCTAGAGGATATGTTTATAGTGATTGATAATGAGTTGCTTCCTGATACAGACTGATGTTTTCAGATAAAGAAGCTATGAAACGCAACTATAACCGATATTATCCAGTGAAGTATGAGCAAGGCTATGAGGGATGCTAAGGAAAATATAATTATGAGGAAAACGTATGATTTTATATACATAACACAAAATTAATATGTGATGTTGAGATTGCTTAGAGGAAAAAAATACTAGAATAATAGCTAACGCTGTTAAGAAAGAAGCTAGTAAAAAAACTACTAAGAGAAAAACTAGTAAAAAGAAAACAGAAAAAGTTGTTATTTTGAACAAAATAATGAACAAAACGGTTGAAAAAAGAACTGGGATTGTTCGCTTTTAGATTATTATATACATAAAACATGTCTGCATTTACAAAACAAAATGTGTCGTATAAAGCTGCAAAAGTATTTGTTGCTAAATTCGACCCAGAAAGTGCTGCGGTAGCAAATATCCCAGCAAGAACTATTACTACAGAGAATGATAACGTTGATAATGTTATCGCATATCTTGATACAAACTTCTCATTCCAAAGAATGGCGGGGTTCAAGAATGTAAAAATATCAGATGCTTTTGAAAACGAAATTATGGATGAAGTTGATGATTGTGATATCGGAGAACGACAAAAAACTGCTGAAATTTTGACAACATTTACTGGTGATTGGCTAACAACATTGGATTTGAATGTTATAGAGATTTTGCTAGGATATGGGTTCTCATCTAAAACAGGAGCAACTATTACAGATGACACATTCACTCTTACAGCTGATTCTTGGACACAAGATACATTCTATAGACTGCCTTTCCAAAACCATGATACAAACGGTAATATCATAAAACCTACTGCAATAACAGCTACAGCTGGAGGTTCTGGAATAACAGAAGACACAGACTTCAGAGTTGTTAAAAACTCATTTGGAGAATATGGTTTAGAATTGTATAGCACTGTTGCTACTACAGATGAAATTGTATTAACATACACTCATCTTACAGTAACAGCTGACTTCGGAGGTTTCGAATTCGGTAGTATTGTACAACCATATATGATAGTAAAAATTGAAACTTGTCCAGACGAAAACGGAAAAGTTCACTACTACTATATAACAAAAGCTTCACTATCTGGTGCTCTTGATACAAACTTCATCTCAAAAGGAGAAGTACCACTATCAAGTATTACTATGAAAGGAGGTATCGGAGGAGACAAATACTTCAAAAAAGAATTGTAGTATATAAAATAACTGCGTAGAGCAACTCTACTAGGAAGCTCTATTAAAGGGGGATAGGAAAAACTATTCCTATTCCCTTTTTTAATTCTTGTTTTTAATCCTTACAAATCATTATGTGGTACGATTATCCAAAAAAAAGAGACTTTGATATATCGTTTAACATATCTCTATTATTAGATTGAAAGAACACCGAAAATAAAATAACCATGAAATTTAAGCAAGCAACAATTATGGAAACTATAGATTTCTTGATGCTTGTTGAAAAATGAGGGGTTTGAGATTGGATGGCTGACTTTCTTACAGAAAATAGTGATATAAACAAGACCACTTCATGACTTATGAGGCTTGATAAAAATTTATCACAAAAAGTGTTCGACACTATAAAAAATACTAGATTTAAATGAACATTCTGAAATTCTAAGGGGACTTCAGATAGTGAACCCTCACAACCTTACAGTGCGATACTTATGATGCTGTGTGAGAAATTATCCATCGACCCTATGGGGTTTCAAGAGAAATATACGGTAGAACAGATGAATTATCTAATGGAATGATTAATATATAATGCACAATCGCAGACTGAGGAGTGACAGGCAATAAATGACAAAAATCAGTTCAGCAAAAACAATAAAGACGAAGACCTTTTAAAATTAATCAGTTAGATATGACAGATAAGTTAAATGTGGAGGTGAAAATAGATTTAACAAAAGCTAGACAAGATTTAGAAAGATTTAGGGATGAAATAAATTCTAAATCAAAATCTATCAAGATGACTCCAGAGATAGATGCCGCTGCAATGACAGCCAGCTTAAATAAGAAAATAAAAGCTGAGCAAGCTGCATATGCAAAATCTGAGGCTCTCGCTAGGAAGAGTGCTGATAAAAGAATGCAGGAAGAGATTAGGGCAAACACTAAACTAGAGATTGAAAATAAAAAGAGCGCTGATAGGATAGCTGTAGCCAAAATCAAAGCAGAGGGAAAGGTCACTGCTGCAAAAGCAAAGGCTGAGGCTACTGCAAGGAAGGAAAGTAAGAAAACATTTGAGATGAACTCTGCTGAGCTTGCTAAGTATAAACAGAATGTGAAAAGAGATATACAACAAATAAACAGCGCGTTCAAATTAGATACAACAAAAAATAAAGCACAGATGAAGGCTTGGGCAGCAGATATAAGAAAGGTGGGGCTCGTGGCTCGTGATACCTGAAAAAAGGTGGAGCAGGCTATGGTTGAGAAATATATAAAAATTTGAATCGACAGAAACAAACTAACACAAGACCTTAATATGGTCAAAGCTAAAATAAGAGAATCTACATCTGCTAAAGTTATTGATGTAGAGGTTAGAGAGCAAAGAGCTCTGGCTGATTTGGAAAGTATTAGAAAAAAAATAGATATTATTGATGACCCAGTACAACTTCAGGTTGAGTTAATCAATGAAAAGCGTGTATTAAAACAATTGGACGAATTGAAAAGAAAGAAAAGGGAGGTAGCAGAAAAAGCCACCATGAAAATAGATGCGAATACGAAGAGTCTAAACGCTGGCTTGACAGAGGCAAACAGGCAGATGAAGAACATAGAAAACACTTGAGTGAAAGCAACAAGCCGTCTATGAGCTCATTTTAGTAGGTTGTGAAATTCTATTAGAGCTAGATTGTGAGTTGCCGCGGCGTTAGTGGCAATAGGCATGGCAGTTAGACAGTTAATACAATGATTAAAAGAGGCGACTCAAATAGCATTAAAGCGAGAAAGTGCGTTCACTGGGGTTGAGAAAACAACAGAAGGAACAAATGCAGAATTCAAACAATTAAGAAAAGAACTTGTAGATTTGACAAGAGAAATACCCTCAACATTTGAGGAAATAGCAAAGATAGCTGAGCTTTGATGACAGATGGGCGTTCCTATTGGACAAATAAAAGAATTTACAAAGGCTGTAGCTCAGATTGCAACAACAACAAATTTATCAATAGAACAAGCGGCGACACAATTTGCGAGATTACATAATATTTTACAGTTACCATTAGATAGTATTGACAGAACTGCAAGTGCAGTGGTCGACCTTGGTAATAATTTTGCAGCACAAGAGGATGAGATATTGAACTTTACTTTAAGAGTAGCTGGTAGTTGAAAGGTTATTTGAATGTCTGCATGAGAGCTTGCAGGACTTTCTACTGCACTAACGTCTGTATGAATAAAAGCAGAGATGTGAGGAAGTTCAATGAGTAAGGCTATGCTTAAAATGAATAGTGCGGTTATTGATTCTGGTGACGCATTAAATAAATTTGCTAAAGTGTCTTGATTGACTGCTGATGAATTCAAAGCTATGCGAGAAAATGATGCTGCTGGTGCTTTCACAAAATTCGTTGAAGGAATTGGTAATGCGTGAGATTCGGCAGATTGAATAATCACAGAATTATTATGAAATAACGTTAGGACAAAACAATCGTTCCTTAATTTAGCTTGAGCTGGAGACTTGTTGGCAAGAGCTATAGAGAAAGGTAATGAAGCTTATGCACAAAATATAGCACTAACAGATGAAGCTATACTTAGATATGGTACTGAAGAAAGTAAAATACAATTATTGAATAATCAATACGCAGAGCAACAAGAGAGGTTATGAAAGGGTATAATTCCAGCATATAAAACTTTATTAAAAATAAAGATAAAGTTAGTAACTGCTTTTAATAATATATCTGAAAAGTTTAAATGATTTGGAACTACGTTAATAATTTTTACTGCTGCACTAGCAGCGGCGGTATTAGCACTTAGTTGATTATGAATTCCATTGATGGTGCTACTTACAGCAGCATGAGCATTGTGAACGGTATTTGCTATATGGTGAGGTGGCGTTGATGTTATGGCTACAAAAACAGATATATTAAAAAACAAATTATGAGAATTAAATAATGAAATTGAAAAAAATACTGACTCACAGGATGAATTGATGCAAAAATATTTGTCTTGAAAAATAAGTATAGAACAATATACGGAGCAGTTAGATAAATTAATAGCTGCAGAAAGAATGTTGGCGAAAGAAAAGAAACTTACATTATCTCAAATTGAAGCACAGGCTATTATTGAAAGAAAAATAAGTGAAAACAATAAAACAAAGCAAGAGTTAGCTAACAAAGAAACCGATGCAATAAAAAAACTATTAGACCTTAAAGAAAAAAAGAATAAAATAGAGAAAGAATATTATGATAATGTCAATATTCTAGGTGAGGCTGAAGCATATGATATTTTTTCTAAAAAAATAGGGGAGGTCGATACTGCGTATTTCGAAATGGAAAAAGAGGTAAAAAAAGCGAGTGAAACTTTTTCAAAAGCAGACAAAGCGCTAAATTCTCACGCCGAGGTATTAAAATTAGTTTCGGAATGATGATATGGTGTTGAAGAACAAACAAAAATACTAAACGGTATTGAGCTTAATATGGATTGAACAGCGTCTTGATTAAATAAAATAAGGGAGATATTAAGGGGTGTGTCTGCTGATTCTAGGCAAACATTATTAGACTTAATAAAAGTTCAACAAGCAAAAATTGCTTCATTGCAGGATGAGTACGATGACCTTAGCCGAATAGAAAAGAAATTCGATAAATCATTATTGTGAGATATTTTTAATATAAGTATCACAAAGGAGATAAACAACGAGGTCACGGCTCTTTGAGATTTAGCAGATAGGTTAAACGCCATAAACGCAATATCTTTAGATGACATCACTCCGTGGAAAACCCCAAATATAACCAATACAAAAGAAAAACTTGGTGAGATTGAAAATGTTTTATGACAAATAGTTGAAACATCATGAGACGCAGAAGATAAACTTAAATGAATATGAGAACTTTTGGCTGCAGGTTGATTATCTGAGGAAACAAAAAAACGTCTTATGGATGAGCAACTTGAGTTATCAACAAAATTGGTAGAATTAAAAGAGGCAGAAAACGCAGCTATGTGAGCTTGATTAAGTTCTGCAGAAGCCAGAAACGCTATTATACAAGCAGAGATAGTGCTAGAAGAGAATAGATATATTACAAGACTCCAGCATATAGAAAAGACATATGACGATGAGAGAAAAAAAGCTGAGGCAATAATGAAAGCAAAAGAAAAATATGAAACAAAAGTAAGAGAGTTAGAATGAAAAACCCATGAAACTATTTTGGAAAATGCAGAAGAAGTTATAGCAAAGCGAAAAGAAATCAAAGAAGCTGGACAGAACGCATACAACGGTATCTGAGGTTGAATAGAAGAAACTGCAAAGGCTCTTGCTGATTTGGCAGACGAAATGAAGAGGGTGAACGATGAGATGGATAAAATAAAAACGGATGCAACCGAAGAACTACAGGAAAGGTATGTTGATATCGTGTCGGAACTTGAAGAAGTTAATATACAGATACAGGAACAACAATTAGCAATAGCTCAGGCTGGCGAAGAAACATCTACCCTATCTGAGGATTGGAAAATAGTAACAGACCAAATCAAGGAATGAAACTGAAACATAGAGGATTATCTTAAAAGTATAGATAAGATAAACGAAAGTATGTCTAAACTAGAAGGCGACTCTAAAGTTTCACTAGCAGATAGGTATGTAGAGCTTTGAGATGAGATAGAGAAAAATCAAAAAAGGCTTGATGTTTTGAATTGAATGGCGTTTATATCTACAGCTGAAGCAGAGGAAAAACTAAAGCTTGAGAACGATATAACATCAGCATTAGCAGAACAAGCACTTGCAGCATGAGAGGTTTCAGCAGCGGATATTTCGGCAGCAGAGACAAAGACCACAGAAACACCTGCTGAGAAGATTATAAGAGAGCGTGACGAAAAATTAAACGCATACAACCTAGAGCTGACAGACTTGCAAACAAAACTAGCAGACGAACAAGCATTAATGGTTACTGCTGCAACAGAAGAGGCGTCACTAAGAGCACAGCTTGATGTACAGGAAGAAGAAGCACAAAGAATTAAGCTAGAGAAACTAGAAAAACAATTACAGGATTATTATGATACTAGAGCATCGCTAATCCAAGAGAAATCTGTGGCTGAGAATGAGTTGTCTACAAGTGAGATAAGAGACGCACTGAATAATGAGTTGACAACAAAGACACAATGAATATTAGATGCTCGTGATATGGATTTGAAAGCTAAACAAACAGAACTTCAGGACTTAAAAGACGCAAACAAATTAAAACTTGAAGAGCTAAAAGATTATTACATTCAAGCCGCGAATATGTATATGCAAAGTAAAGGTATGTATTGAGAGTGATTTACATTTGAAGATTTCCAAAGCTCTAATGTTAGAGATAATTTATCTTGAGTTGATATGTGAAGTTTTGATGAAGATGTCTCATCTGAGTATAGAGCTGACCTTAAAGAGCAAAAAGAAGCACTTGATAAGCTTAGCAATGTCTCATCAATGTTGACGGAGTTTTTGAAAAAAGATAAATCAGATTGAAGTGATATCTTAAAAATGTTAAAAGTTGTTGTTGGACTTAGAGCAGATGCAAACTTGGGGCAGACAATGGATGCACAAACACTGAAAACCATAAACCAATCAAACAAAATAACTGTGAATAATTGACTAGACCTAGAGTCCCTTGAAAGAATGCTGAGACAGTCTGTAAAGATTTAGTCTCTAGCCAAAGAATATTCTAATTTACTCCATATAACATAAATCATGATAGGAAAGAATTTCAAGTACAACTGATTGGATATGTCTCCCGCAAACGTTTACTCAACAAAAATAGCGTTGAGTAACGTAGAGGGGGTCACTTCACAAAGAACCAATATTGTTGATAATGTAAATGACCATGGTAGCACAGCTTCTAACACACTAGAGGGTTGAAGGTTGTTTAGTTTTGATTGATATATATCTGCAATCACAAAGGTAGAGAAGGGTACAGCCTGGGCATTGTTGACATCTAAAGTAAATATTGAGCCATATGTGAATGTAGACCCATATAAAAAATTAGAATTCCAATCTGACTTAGGTGTAGATTTGTGGGTAATGGCAAAAGTCAATAAAAAACCAAAAGGTTCTAATGGTGTAAACGACCCAAGAATAGTATTCTGATTTGAGCTGTACGCAGAAACAAATGAGCTATATTGAACAACATTGCACAGTGCATCGTGAAGTGCAAGTATATTTGGTTGAACAAATTTCGCAAACAAGTTTTGAAATTCACGAGGAGCTAGTTCTGGTAGCTCGCTATGTAACAATGCTGGGAATTTTAAGGCTGGGTGTGCAATCACTGCAGTGGGAACTTTAGTGAACCCTAGAATCAAAAACTTAACCAACGGACAGGAGTTTAAAATAGATTGAACAACGACCAATCTTGAGCTAAATTCTTTACTATGAAAATGGACTGTAAAAGATGAGGGTGTGGATATAATGTATAAGAGAGAATCATGAGTGCCAATATATTTAACACCATGAGATAACAGTATAATGATTACTGATGATGTTGGAGCTACGAGTAGTTTTATTGTGCAACGATATGACACTTGGAATACTATTTAGTTTTATTTGGTTTTATAAAAAGATACTATGATAATAGTAAAGGTATACGAACATTATTGGTCTACTGAAGTGAAACACCAACAGTACCTAAAACAAGAAGTGCTAATCTCGGATGACTTAGCATCTTTTTGAGAAGCAAAATTCCAGATAGAATGATATGATATATCAAAATATAATAAGGTTGAAATATATGAAGCATGAAACCCTGATGTATTAAAATTTAAATGATTTGTAAAAACTGTAAACAAAATAGCAACAATATTGAACGAGAGGGTTGATGTTGTTTGCCGAAGTGCAAAATGATTACTCCAAGATAGGGGAGCTTTAGTGGGAGAAGAAGAAATTTGAACAGATGTGTGATTGATTGTTTCAAGGATGATGGATAGACGAAATACTCTAGGGGATTTGCGAGAATATCAGATTGATTATTCTTGATGAATAAATATGTCATACCAACTTTGAGCTTCTTGTTCTTGAATAATCCAAGAGATAGCCGACCAGCTGGACGCATATTGGACTGTCAGAGATAATAAAATAGTGATATCCCCGTTGATTTGAGAGGACAAAACTTATTGAAGTTGAGAGGTTGAAATATTTTTTGATACGACATCCGCCTCAAATGTAAAGGAGGTGAGTGAGGTTCAGTCAGACAATAGGTCAAACGTGGTGATATGAGTTAATCCTGATGGAAGCAGAACCTTGGCTCAAGAGGTAACTGATTATCCGTATTGATTAAAGGTGGAAAACTTTAAAGTATGAGATTTGTGAATCAAGACAGCGGCATTATTGGAAAAAGAAAACGTAAATAAGAGAACTATAAAGGTCGTGTTAGATGAATCAAATGGCTTCCATTTAAATATTTGAGATAAGGTAAAACTCAAAATAGAATGACTTGTGAATATATCTGACTATACATGAGATGTTTTTGTTATCAAAAAAACACTTACATATAAATTCTGAAAAGCGTATGAGGTCGTAGAGGTATGAGAGGCAGTATCGACAGAATCCACATTGTCTTCATTAATAGAAAGTATGAATACAAAGATAGATAAGCTCAGGGTTGATTAGGCAGAAAATTATAATTAATTACTTAATGCAATTTGCGAAATACTTTGCAAAATATTAGCTATATAGTTATAATACAAATAACAGATTTTTTTATATATAATTAGTTTATATGAGGCGATTAAGAAACATATCATGAGAAACACAAATTTGAGTTGATACTGGCTTACCAGATATATGAGAAATAACTGTTAATGACTGAAGTACATTCCCATGTGACGATACTATTTGAGAGCGATTAGTGGAAGGATTTACTAGTCTATTCGAAACCGTCTACACGATGTGATGATGATGAGAGGCAAATTATTGAAGCAATATATGAAGTTGAATATGAGTTTATAGTTCAAAAACATGAGATGCACTTGATTTCAAATCGTTAATAGCCTGAGCTTGAATAGAAATAACTGGAACAGCCACAGAAATCACAATAAAAAACACAGGTGAGGCAGAAACGGAAACACAGGTAAACTTTTGAGATAACTCAACAGAACAAATAAATGTAGGAACTATATCCACAGATAGAGTAGTCGAAATATCATACTCATTAGAATGAGGGTGAAATTATCAAGAATGATTTATGAGAATAGTTCATGATTGAATATCTGCTGATGCAGACCATCAGTATACATGACAACCTAATATTGTTGATGAAGTTCTTTATTCGTTTATGATTGTTGGTGGGAATATAATTGTACAATTACAGTCCGTAGCTGTATGATGAAGTCTAAAGTTTAGGTACACAAAAAAAACTATAAAACTAGCAGTTTAATTTTAATTTATTTTTTTATTATAAAATGGCAGAGACAAAAAACTATGGAATATCTGGAGTTAGTTCGGAACTGGAACTAGGAAAAGGAAATTCAAGAATTAAAGAATCAGGTGGTGCAATTGAGCATCGTAATGCAGCTGATGATGCTTACGTTATTGCAAGAGGTGCAACTCCAGTAGGAGATAATGATTTAGTTACAAAAAAGTTCCTAGACGAAAGAGCTAGTGTATATGTATCTGCTCAAATAGATGGGTCAGTACCTACACCTGCCGCAGCAGATTGAACATTTGCTTTAGTTACTACAGCTGGAAATGGATTTTTACTAAATGAAGTCTATAAAAGTGACGGTTCTACTTGGAACGAAATAACTATTATTGAAGGAATGGTTATATCAGTTACTGATGCTTTAACTGGTGGTACGGATGAATACGAAGCTGACCACAGATACCTACGAGACGAAGATGGTTCAACTTGGGTTGACCTTGGTGCGTCTACAGCTATAACAAAAGTTATGAAAGCTGAAAGAGCAACATTGGCATTTGGTAGTTCTTCTCCATTAAATATTGGGGCACAACTTCCATCTAATGCAATAGTTACAAAAGTTGTTATTAATGTTAGTTCGGCTTTTGATGGTGCTTCTGAAAGTACATTAGAAATCGGTGACTCATGAGATACAGACAGATTGGCTGCATCTTCTGAAATTAATTTAGCTGTACCTTGAGTATATGTTATTGATACATATCACTTATATGGTTCTTCTACACAAGTTACTGGTACTTATGTACAAGACTCTGCTACAACTTGAGCTGCTGAAATAACACTTGAATACTCTATTATATAGTATTTTAGGACACACGGAATGTTCGTGTGTCCGATAAATATTGTATCATTTTTATAACTAACATCTTTGAATGAATACATATAGCAACCATAAATGAACTATGAGTGAAAAATTTAAAGTAGGGAAAAATTATACTGCACCTACAGAAGACAATGATGTTGCAACAAAAAAATATGTTGATGATGCTGGTTGATGAGCTAGTAGCCAGACAATATTTTTGAGTGATAATATTCCATCAGCTAACAATCCCTCAATAACACATAATTTATGAGTAACACAGGCTGATGTAGAAGCAGGAAGATATGAAGTAAAATTTATGTTTAATGATTCACAAGATGAATGTGTCTGAAATATATTTGCAAATCATACAAGTAATGGATACACACAACAACCTGAATGGGCTGACACAACCCCATCTGGTGTCCAATGAGTAAATCGAGAAGCTAATATAGTACATTTAAATGGCGGTGGTACTAATTTAAGAATAGCTATAATTGATAACCGAGCAACAGGAATAGGATACGAAAAGATAACAAACAACGCTTGATACGCTATATTTGACTCAACAATGAATTGAACAACTACTGTGACAATAAACGATAGCAGGATAGACGAAGAGACTCCATTCAATGTATATTTTGAGTCAGAGCCAGTAGGGAATATAACTAAAGAAGCACATATTTGAAGCATAACAATAGCATCAGACGATGCTAGTGATACAATGGATTTCAGAATAGTAGCGTTCAATATGTGAACTGATACCTATATTACTTCTGATGTACATACACTAGACTGAGCATGACCACGAACTATAGTAGACTGAAATATAACAGTAGATACTCCAGTAAACTTGTTCCCTATAGATACACCAGCAGGGTATTTAACAATAGAAGCACAAGCAGGACAAGTAGTGATAACAAGTACGGCTACAGAAACTAATCTTGAAGTTAAATATATAGCGTTTACTGAATTGAGTATTGGTTCAATATTAGACTGAGCATATGATAGTTCTTGGGATTGAGATACAACAAACGCACCAAGTAGAAATGCAGTGTATGATAAGATAGAGAGTATATGACAAGGAGTAAATACTATTACCTCTTGGTTAAAGATAGCAGGAACAGTAAAAAGTCTGGGGTATGTTACTAAATATATACAAGCAGATGCTAACTTTGTATATGCTTCAATAGTAGGGCAAAGTAAAATAGTAAAAATAGAGAAAACAACTATGGAAGTAGTTGATACTTTTAGTATCGTATCACAATGTTCGTGATTTCTGTATCTTGTATGAGAATATTTATACCGACAAAGAGATACGTGACCAACTTTATATAGAACACACACAACAACAGGTGTGTCTACGGGATTATCTTTACCAAATCAATGTAGTTGAATTTGTCATAGTTGAGATAATATCTACATATCTATTAGCTCTAGTAATACTATAAAACAGATAAGCCATACAACATTCTTAATCACAAAAGATTGACTATGAGCATATACTTGAGCGTGAGTGATAGCCGTTGATGAGTGAGATACCAGAGTTTTTGTAAGATGTGGTACGAATATAGTAAGTGCACCAACAAGCACATTGAATGCTGATATAAGTAACCCAAACCAAGCTAACGTACACCAATTCAAAGTTGTATGAGATAAATTGTATTGCTCTTGAAGTGATATATTAGCTTACTTTACAATAAGTACATTCTCTGCTGTAGCTACTACAACAGATGTGGATATATGATATGAGGTATACGACCAAACTTGATATATGGATTATCATAACTGATACCTATACGTAGTAAATATATGAGAATACAACCTAGCGAAAATAGACACTACATCAGATTTGTGTGTTTGAATAACACGTGACTGGATAAACATCAAATTGATATGTATATATGTGACAATGAGAATATATACAAAGATTTAGCTTATAACATAAATAAATATGCTTTGATGTGCAGGAAACAGAAACGACGCAGACCTAATCCCAACTAATATAAAAGATGGGGTGGATGTTTTCGGGGTGGAATGAGATTATGAGTGATTATGAAATGACTGAGAAATAACATACATAACCGATTGAAAAAGATATGATGCTTTCTGGGGGTCGTCTGGTTGAATTATTACATCAATAAATGCAGAATATATTGTAGATACGAAATTTTGAATTATATTTATATCAGATAAATATTCGCACCTATATTGAGGTAATTTTCAAATGAATAATATATCAAAAACGTGATGATTGACTATGAATTGACACACATTTCAAGAAGTGAATAGTGTGTATAAAGAATCAGATAATATAATACATATAAACTGACAGTATTATAGTTCATGATGGATAGCATCCCATCGAGACTACAATCCAGAAACAAAAATATTGGGTGCTAGAGCTAATTGACATGTCACAACCTGAACGGAGATAACAACATGATGAACAAGTAAGGATGCTGATAATTGATTAACATATTCTTTATATGTTGTAGCAACTAGCTGAACAGCAGAAGCATCGTATTTCTTATGTAAAATAGAAATAACTTAATTTAACCAGTAACAAAAAACCATCATGTGATACAAATGAATAGCATCAAACTACAACGACGCTGACCTAATCCCAAGACCTAATCCCAATTAATATAAAAGATAGAGTAGATATTTTCGGAGTAAGCGGTAGTATGTCTTTAGATTTTTCATCTAAGATAAACAAGATGGTGCTAACATGATGAGACAGCAGAGCAGAAAGAAGAAGCAGCTATGTATTTAATGGAACTAATTATCTATTTGCTTGTGCTATAATGTATTCGTCTGACAGCGATTTGTTAAGATACGCAGTATTTTCTATAAATAAGAATACATGAGAATCTAAGATTTTTTACAATGAGAATGGATTATCATGAGCTTGATTTTATTGAGTTTGAATAACAGTAGACGATGCTTTATGAAAGGTAAAATTCAGGGGGTCTAATAATTCTAGCACTCATCAATATCGATATTACGATTTTGCAACAAATTGACTGTGAAATACAGCATGAACATATAGCTGATGATGAACTGCATCAGAAGTATATTGATGAGTTACTTATTCTGTTACATCATCTGTATCGTGATGAAATACAGAACCTTGAGTTGTGTATCTTACTATAACATAATAAAAACTTGCAAAAAAAACATTTGTGAGTATTATCAAATAATAATTATTTATCTATAAATATAACAAATGGCACAAAGAACCGCTTTTCTGAATTCAGATGCACAGGGTTATAATAAAGATTTTCATCATACAACACTGCATAACTACCTGCTTTCACAAGTTGGTGTTATGTTTTCTGAT